GGTGAGAAACAGAAGATTGATTTGGCACTTTTATTTAGTTGGCGTGCCGTAGCAAAGTTAAAGAACTCTGCCAACACCAATCTATTGATACTTGATGAGGTGTTCGATTCAAGTTTAGATGCCAATGGCACAGAATATTTAATGACGATACTCCAGATGCTTGAAGGTACTAATGTGTTTGTGATATCACACAAAGGTGATATACTGCAAGATAAGTTCCGTAATGTCATTAAATTTGAAAAGATAAAAAACTTTAGTAGGATTATGAAATGAACTTTAAAGAATATCTATCACATTTCAAACAAGTAATTGATAAAGAAGTAGAAGGCTGGTTCTACCCCAAAGATATCATCATCACTTATGGTTTACTCAAAGAGTTACAAAGACCAAAAGGTGATGTATGTGAGATTGGTGTTGCTTATGGTAAAAGTGCCATTATGATTTCACAGTTTAAAGATGAAAGTAATTTTTATCTGTATGACATTTTTAATGAAGAAGCTAGAGTTATTGCTGAGAACAACATCTCAAAGTTTGGTAGTAATACCAATTTAACTTGGCGTCTGCAAGATACAACACAATTAAAGTATGATGATGTTACCTTTAAAAATGATTTGAGATTTTTACACATTGATGGCTGCCATGAACATTCTGCCGTATTGAGTGATTTGATATTGTTCAGTAGTAAGATGAGAGATGATGGCATTATTGCGATTGATGACTTTCAAGACCAAGAATTTCCAGGTGTGAATAGTGCAGTATTTCAATTTTCGTTATCGAATGGTAACTACAAAAATTGGAGAGTGTTTGCCATTGGTGACAACAAAGCATATATGTGTCAGAAGAAGTATGCTGAACTTTACCAAAAGTTTTTGGTAGATTACATTGTTAAGGCAAAGAAACAATACAATGTTCCATTTGATATGCACCTAGGATTGCGTGAACTATTGGACATGAATGTTCTTATGTGTGATTCCAGAACGGCATGGGATCCACAGGTAATAAAAGAATCTCTGTTTGATAAACCAATTATAGGGTAAATTATGATACATCAATTACATTGTTTTATGAATGAAAACAAAACAGCAAAGATTTACTTAGCAGGCAAAAGTGAATACACAGCCTTGCTTTATGACTCTGATATAGAGTATAATGGCATTGAATATTTTAATAATGAACAAGATGCAGAAATTTTTTGTGAGAATTGGGTAATGAACAATGAGTGAAATTTTAACAATCAATACCGAACAAGGTATATTTCAAGAACAACAGATTGAACCGTTGCCGTTGTATGATGAGAATCATCCAATGTTGAAGCGAAGTATTCCTGAATATGAATTATCTAGATTACCTAATCCTGTTATGACAAACTTGGTTAGTAGATTAAAGATGACTATGAAACTGTATAGTGGTCTTGGATTATCTGCCAATCAATGTGGCGTATTCGAAAGGGTGTTTGTGATTGGCAATGAAGATATGGTTATCCCATGCATTAATCCAAAGGTGATTCGAATCGTTGGCAAAATGGAAAAAAATAGAGAAGGTTGTTTATCTTTTCCTGGTTTATTTTTAAACATTGAAAGACCTTTATCAATCGATGTGGAATTTTATGATGTTAATGGTAAGTTAATCAATACAACATTTGAAGGTCTTACTGCTAGATGTTTTCTACATGAACTAGACCACATGAATGGTGTTCGTATGGTTGACTATGTAAAACCTTTAGCTTTAAAAATGGCAAGACAAAAACAACAGAAGTTAATTAAAAAAGTGAAAAGGCTTCAAAAAGATAATGGCACATTCGTTTGATCCAAAAGATGATGTAGAAGAACAATGGCGTAAGTGGCAAGAAGTCAACCCGCCAGAATCTTTTATGGATATCAACCAAGATGAGTTGCGTGAGCAAACCATCAAAGACCTTACCTATGTTTCGGCTATGGATGTTCGTGAATACACTCTATACCAGAAGTGGTGTGAAGTCAAAGAAAAGTATCCTACATTCGTAAACAATACTTTGTTCGGTGAAGAAACGCAACTGCTTGACCCAAAACAACAAGTATTGGTAGATGAAGTTAAGAGTAACATTTGGTTGCCTGAAAGTCCTGATGACTACTTGAACCTTGAGCCTGTTCTAATTTACACCGATGATTCTGGTTCGGTATCACGCAAAGGTGTAGATGGTACAGTTGTTGAAGATAAGATTAAACGTAGTGATTTACCTGAAAGATGGAACACCGCACGAAACTTTATTTCAACAATGAAGAACAATAGTAACATTGGTCGCAACCTTAATTTCCTTGTTGCAGACAATAAGACTGGTAAGTATCTTGGTGTTATTTGTATTTCATCTGACTTTCTTGACCTGACACCTAGAGATAATGCAATTGGTTGGCCCCGTGAACTCAAGACACAAGGTGGCATGATTAATCATACTGCGATTGGTTCTACGATTGTTCCGTTTCAGCCACTTGGTTACAACTACGTTGGTGGTAAATTACTTGCATTGCTTTGTCTATCAGATGAAGTGCAAAGACTTTGGAAAAAACAATATGGTGACACCTTGATTGGTGTAACAACAACATCATTGTATGGTAAAACTAAAGCGGGTGGTCTATCACAGTATGATAATCTCGACCATTGGAACCCTATGGGTTTCTCCTCTGGTTCTGTATCGTTTGAACCTAACAGAGATACACGATATAAGATTCGTGAATGGCTGAAAGCAAATCATACCCGTAAATATTTTGAATGGTATGTTGCAAAGAAGGCAAGTGGTCAACCACATAAACGTGACCACAAGAATCGTTCATTAAACTTTACTTACTCTAAGATGAGTATACCAAAAGAATTGATTAAAGCTGAACATCATCGTGGCATTTATTTCAGCCCATTATACAATAACTCATTTGACTTCTTGCGTGGTGATATCAAAGAAACTGAATTGGTTAAATCATTTGATACCAGTTATGAAGCTTTGACAACGATATGGAAAGAGAAACACGCTAAGGGTCGTATTGGTTTTCTAAAGAAGAAAAATAAGGTATCAACCGAAACTTTGTTCTATGATGATTTGATATACCTTACATGGGAAGAAACTAAGGCAAAGTATCTTGGCCAAGTAGGCAGATAATACAAATAGTGCTTGCTTTTATGAAAAAAGTCCTATATAATTATAACATAGTAAAAAATATGCGGTGGGTTGGATAACAGATTGAGGTACCCCTTCAATCAACTTTGTGAAACTCAAAGACACCGCTCCAACTTTCATTAAATCTCCAGTTCAATGAAACCTAAAACCCCTGTTGCCCAAAAGTGATGGGGGTTTTTTCATTATTGCCACACAGAAATCATTTTCGTGTTATAATGATAACTTCAATGGGAGATTATCATGCAAAACGATAACGATTATTCACACACCTTACTGGAACAGGAAGAAGAACATTTTTATTCCTGTGTTGCCGGTGTTGTGGATGCCTTCAAAATTCATGGTACCGCAAACATCATGCGGGAAGTAAGTAAAAATACTTACATAAATCAAGAACTTAGTGTGTTGTTTCCCAGCAACAACAAGGCTTGACATTTACACCTACCTGTGTTACAATGGTCGTATTAAAAGTTAAATAGGTAAACTATGCAAAATTATAGTGTCGAATCAAAATCACAATTAGCGAAATTGCTCGCTACTGAGAATCTTACGATTCAGCATCAAAAAATCAGAACCGCAAAATTTGATACTTTGAATCGTATTCTGTATTGTCCAATTTGGGATAATATGACTGGTGACTTATACGACCTTTTATTAGGTCACGAAGTTGGCCATGCTTTATATACACCTAAAGACGGATGGCATGACGCCGTTTGCGATAAAGGTGAAAATTACAAACGATTCCTTAATGTGATTGAAGATGCTCGCATTGAGAAAAAAATCAAACGGAAATATCCAGGTATTCGTAAATCATTCATTAACGGTTATTCTAATCTTTTAGAACGAAACTTTTTCGGCATCAAAGACCAAAATGTAAATGACTTAGCATTTATTGACCGCTTGAACCTTTACACAAAAGGCGGCACAATGTTGGGTATTGCCTTTGATGAAAAAGAACAAGCTATGCTTGCTAAAGTTGAGGCAGTTGAAACATGGACTGATGTTCTGAATGTTTGTGATGAAATTTTTGATTACTCAAAAGATGAACAATCGAAAAAACAAATCGATACACCATATGATGATTTTGAAGATATGGATTATGGTGATGATTATGATGATGCAGAAGATTCTGATGACTATGATACAGAAGATTCTGTTGAAGAATCTGAAGGTGAAAAACAAAACACAGATTCATCCGATAATGATGCGGAAGAATCTGATGAAGCTTCAAAAGAAAAAAATAGTGTTTTAAATCGTGAAAAGAATTCTAAAGACTTTGGTGAAGAAAGTGAAGAATTCGAACCAAATTGTGTTACTGATGAAGCGTTTAGAGAGAATGAAGGCAAGTTGCTTTCTGAAAAATGCCGTGATTATCGTTACATGAATGTGCCTAAGTTGGTGAATCCTAAATCTGTATATACAGGTTACAAACGGGTTCACGAATTGATGGAACAACATTTCAAAGAATTGTCTAACTATAATAATGGTACAGTTGAGAATTTGGTTAAAGAATTCAAAACTCAAAATGACCGTTATATTTCTTTGTTGGCTAAAGAATTCGAAATGAAGAAGGCTGCAAGGTCTTACTCTAAGGCTAAAATCTCCGATACAGGTGATATTGACATTAATAAAATTTACAAGTACCAAGTTGAAGATAATATCTTCCGCAAGATGACTGTTTTACCAAAAGGCAAATCTCACGGTTTGGTTTTGTTACTTGATAAATCTGGTTCAATGCGTGATAATATGACTGGTTCTATTGAACAGATTTTAATTCTAACTGCATTTTGCCGTAAAGTGAATATTCCTTTTGTTGTTTATAGTTTTAGTGATTACGACCATGCTCGCCGTATGGATGTAACCGATGCGGTCTATGATAAAGAAAAAATGACTCCTGCTTTCAGTAGAAAAGCTGGTGAGATGGAATTTGAAGGTGTTTATTTGCGTGAATATTTGAATTCAACAATGAAAACTGGAGATTATAATCGTTGCGTTAAGAATATGATTCTTCTTGCTAATGCATATTCTTATCATAGACCAAAATTTACTATTCCACATTCAGAAGGTCTCGGTATGACTCCTTTGATTCAATCAATCTTTGCAATTGAACCTGCAATCAGTAAATTCAAAGTGAAGAATAATCTTGACATTGTGAATTTGATTGTTGTACATGATGGTGATGCCGATAGTTGTGGTTACCATTTGAAGTATGATGAAAACAGAGGTAATGTTTCATGGGAAGGTTGGTCTCATACCCGTGAGAATGTTATTATTGCTGATGACAGTATCAAGTTTCAAATGAAATTAAATCCTGAAGTTACCTATCCTGGTGAAGCCTTGCGTGAAGCAGCATTTGAATGGTTGAAAAAGAAAACTGGTACTCGCATTTTTGGTTTCTTTATTACTTCTAAATCTCGCCGTAGATTGTATAATGACATTATGCAAAAATACAAAAATGAAAAAGGTGAAGGTGTCAATAAAGGATACGTTTGTCACGAAGTGAAAAATTTGGCTGCAAAAGTTAAGAAGGATAAATTCCTTGAATCTTACAACAAAGGCTACAATCGTTTTTACCTCCTGCCTTCTGGTGAAGATTTGAAAATTGAAAGTGAATCAATTGAAATTGATGGTAAATTTACCGCTAACAAATTGAAAAATGCTTTTATGAAATTCAATAAAAAGCGGCAAGTGAACCGTGTTCTGGTATCAAAATTCATTGCAGGCATTGCCTCCTAGTCTGTTGCTTTTATGCAACAGCTGGTTGACAATGTGATGGTTTCGTGTTATAATGGTGTTATCTTAATTGAAATTGGAGTTTTTATATTATGAGTAAGCGTGCTGAAGTGAAAGAAAAATTTATGTCTGCCTTGATTGCTACTGGCAAACAAAATGTTACTTTCGAAGAAATTAAACAAATCTGCGATAAAGAAAATATTGCTCATCCGTATTGGTTCACTAATGATATTGCCAATCGTGAAAAGCGTGGTGTGTATAAAGTGCCTACAACGGCTTCAGTTTCTCAATCAACAACAATCGATTTACAAGCACAGGTGATTCAAATGCCAAAACAAGAAGTTAAAACTGGTAACCGAATTACTAGTGTTATTACACAACTTGAAACTGAAAACTTGGTTCCTTCAGTTTACAAAAATTATGTTCCTTTCGGACACTATGATGACTTGATTAATATCATTTCATCAAATCAATTCTTTCCAATCTTCATTACAGGTAATTCTGGTAATGGCAAAACAATGTCCGTTGAACAGGCTTGTGCTAAAACAAAACGTAAATTCGTTTGCGTATCAATGACACCTGAAACCGATGAGAGTGATTTACTTGGCAATTATGTTTTGATTAATGGTCAAATGGAATGGCGTGATGGTCCTGTTACTGTTGCGGCTCGTCAAGGTGCAGTTTTGTGTATTGATGAAATTGATTATGGTGCTCAGAACCTTTCCTCATTGCAACGTGTTCTTGAAGGCAAACCATTCTTGTTGAAGAAAAAGAATGAGATTGTTTATCCCACTCAAGGTTTCACAATCGTAGCTACTGCCAATACTAAAGGCAAAGGTTCAGAAGATGGCCGTTATATGTTCACTAACGTATTGAACGAAGCTTTCTTGGAACGATTCTTGAATACCTACGAACAACAATGGCCTCCAATTAACATTGAACGCAAGATTCTGAAAAAAGAATTGACTGCTGTTGGTAAATCAGATGATGAATTTGCCGAGAAACTTGTTACTTGGGCTGATGTTATTCGTAAAACATTTGATGATGGTGGCCTTGATGAAGTGATTTCCACTCGCCGTTTAGTTCACATTATCAAAACTTATGGTGTGTTTGGTAACAAGATGAAATCAATTGAGTTATGCCTGAATCGATTTGATACCGATACCAAAATGTCATTCTTAGATTTGTACACCAAAGTTGATGCGGGTGCAAATACTGAAACCTTGATGACACAAACAATGGCTCCTGAAATTGAGGAAGAAGAACAGGAAGAAGATATTCCTTTCTAAAAACTAATTTGTTCGGCACTTGACCCATCGGCAACGATGGGTCTTTTTTACTTATTTACCTGTAAAAGTGTTGACACACTAACTTTTTTATGTTATAATTATACATCATTTGAGAGATGAGTCGCCTCTCAGATAATTTTTTTAATGCGATTCGTTTTTATCATGGAGATATTATGTCTACAAAATCTAAAGTCCTTGCCTATCTTTCTAAAGAAGGTTCTTACAACACTCTGACCGCAAACAAAATGCAGTCAGTTTTCGGTGTTGCAAACCCATCCGCAACTATCAATGAGTTGCGTAATGAAGGTCATGCAATCTACTTGAACAGCCGCATCAATACAAGCGGAGAGAAAGTTTCTTTCTATCGTTTGGGTACACCAACTAAACGTATGGTCGCTGCAGGTATTGCTGCAATTCGTTCAACTGGTGAGCGTGCATTTGCCTAATTAGAGGCGAATAGTTGAAGAAGGAGAGATATATATTAGTATCTCTCCTTTTTTTTTATTTTATGGACACATTATGGAAATTCAAGTAAACGTAGATGATTTGAAAAAGAATAAACTATTCATTGCTACGCCAATGTATGGTGGTATGGCTCACGGCTTGTATGTTAAATCATGCCTTGATTTACAAACCACTATGAGTCGGTATGGTATTGAAACTAAGTTTTCTTTTCTTTTCAATGAATCATTAATCACTAGAGCTCGCAACTATCTTGTTGATGAGTTTCTCCGTTCAGACAACACACACTTACTGTTTATCGATTCCGATATTCATTACTCACCGCAAGATATCATTGCACTAATGGCATTAGACAAAGATGTTATTGGTGGTCCCTATCCTAAAAAATCAATCAACTGGAACAACGTAGCTGAAACTGCTCGCAAACATCCTAACCTAGAACCAAAAGAACTTGAAAATTTGGTTGGTGAATATGTCTTCAACGTAGTTAAAGGCACGAATCAATTCCAAGTTTCAGAACCACTTGAGGTGATGGAAATTGGAACTGGCCACATGATGATTAAACGTCATGTGTTTGAAAAGATGGCAGCTGAATATCCAACTATCAAATACAAACCAGACCACGTTGGTCAAGCTAACTTTGATGGCTCACGTTACATTCATGCTTACTTTGATACTGTTATCGACACCAAAGAATCTATTACAGGTGGCGGTTCAGAACGATATCTAAGTGAAGATTATATGTTCTGTCAGATGTGGCGTAAAATGGGTGGACAAATCTATCTCTGTCCTTGGATGCGTACACAGCACATTGGTACATATGCATTTACTGGCAATATGCCAGCTGTTGCACAATATACTGGCCGTCTATGATTATAGGGCTGGTAGGTTTTATCGGTTCTGGTAAAGGGACAGTTGGTGATATCCTTGAAGTTCATGGATTCACCAAAGATAGTTTTGCCAAACCTTTAAAGGATGCCTGCTCAATAATGTTCGGTTGGCCAAGAGAGTTGCTTGAGGGTGATACCGAAGTTTCTCGCAAGTGGCGTGAAGAACCAGATTCTTTCTGGAGTGAAAAATTTGGTTATTCTTTTACGCCACGCTTGGCATTACAATTGATGGGCACAGAAGCAGGAAGAAATGTGTTTCACCAAGATGTATGGGTTATCTCATTATTGAATCGTGCAAAAGGTAAAGATGTAGTTGTTACTGATGTTCGATTTAAGAATGAGATAAATTACATTCAACAAAACGGTGGAGTAATTGTGCGTGTCAGGCGAGGTGAAGAACCTGATTGGTACAAACTTGCCGAAGATGCAGCTGCCGGTTTTTCATCAGCAATTATGGGAATGAAAGACAAAGGCATACACCAATCGGAATGGGATTGGATTGGTTCTGAATTTAATTATACCATAGACAACGATGGCACAGTTAATGAACTAGGTAATAAAGTGAAAGAGCTGTTGCAATTCATTCGTTAATGTTGTATAATCATTTATATTATTTTTTTGTGGAGAAATTATGAAACTATCTAATGACACCTTGAGTGTTCTAAAAAACTTTGGTAACATCAATCAAGGCATTTACTTTAAAAAAGGTAAAGTTCTAAAGACTGTATCTTCTGGTAAGAATATCTTGGCCGAAGTTACCATCAATGAAGAAATTACTACCAATTTTGGCGTTTACAATCTAAATGAATTTCTTTCTGTTGTATCTTTACACAAAGATACTCCAACTTTTGAGTTTACTGAAAAGTCTGCTGTTATCATTGGTAATAAAGGTCGTAGTAAAACCAATTATCGTTTTTGCGATTCATCTATGCTCACGTTACCGCCAGAGAAACAATTACAAATGCCTGACCCTGAGATTTCTTTTCAGATGACAGCTGAAGACTTTGATTGGATTTTGCGTAGTGCATCTGTTCTAGGTTCACCTCACATTGGGATTGAATCGAATGGTGAAACAATTAATATCATCACACTAGATACCTCAAATGATGCTGCTCACACCGATGCACTTGAAATTGCAAAAGGTAATGGTGATAAGTATCGCATGGTATTTAAAACTGAAAACATCACCAAAGTTTTGGCTGGTGCTTATGATGTTAAAATCTCATCTAAAGGTATTTCACACTTCACAAACAAAAAGATTCCTTTACAGTATTGGATTACAACTGAAGCTGGTTCTAAGTTTGAAAAGGCCTAATCATGGGTGAAATAAGAACTTGGGTGGACAGAACTGAATATGTTTCTGTATTGAAAAAAGAAATTGAAGTTTTGAAAACCAAATACAAACCACATGAAGAAGGTACTGGCCATTTCAATACTGCAATTAGTGTTTTGGAAGGACGTATCAAAGAGATTGAAGAAGAATTGAGTTGGCCTTTTCCAAAATCTATTGACTGATACGAATTTAATTATATTATGAAAGAGGTGAATTGTGGAACATTTATTGTGGACGGAGAAGTATCGTCCTAAAACTATTGAAGATTGTATTCTTCCTGAACGCCTAAAGAAACCGTTTCAGGAGTATGTTACTCAGAAGAACATACCTAATCTTTTACTTACTGGCGGTGCAGGCGTTGGTAAGACTACTGTGGCGAAAGCCATGTGTAATGAAATCGGTTGTGATTTTATGATTATCAATGGTTCTGATGAGAACGGCATTGATATGGTCAGAAACAAAATCACCAACTATGCATCATCAATGTCCTTTTCTGGTGGTCGTAAAGTCATCATCATCGATGAGGCTGACTATCTGTCTGCAAATGCTCAGGCAGCTTTTCGAAATGCAATTGAAGAATTTGCTGGCAACTGCTCATTCATCTTTACTTGTAACTTCAAAAACAAAATCATTGAACCTCTACACAGTCGATGTGCGGTCATTGAATTCACACTTAAAGCTTCTGAGAAGTCATCTATGGCTGGTCAATTCTTTAAGACTATTCAAACGATTTTATCTGAAGAACAAATTGATTATGAAACACCAGTTGTTGCTGAGTTAATCAAGAAACACTTTCCAGATTTCCGCCGTGTCATTAATGAACTGCAAAGGTTCTCAAAGTTTGGTAAGATTGATACTGGTGTTCTATCTCAAATTGTTGATGTGTCGTTGAATGACATTATCAAATTCATTAAAGATAAAGACTTTGGTGCAATTCGTAAATGGGTTGCCAGTAATGATATTGACCCAGCTGCACTCTATCGTAAACTCTATGATAACTTGTATGAAGTATTGAAACCTCAATCCATTCCGCAAGCAGTTATTATTATTGCAGACTATCAATACAAACAAGCATTTGTTGCAGACCAAGAAATTAATCTTGTGGCTTGTTTGACAGAATTGATGGTGTCGTTGGAGTTTAAGTGATTAAAATCTTTACACCAACCATAGAATGGATTCGTAATGACTGGAATAGTAATCGTTTTCGCTTTTCTGTTGAGTTGTTTGCTTGGGCTATATCTATCGGGTGTAGCATTACGATGGCTGCCACGGTACCACATCCACCCCTACTTGTTCTCTATCCTATATGGATTGCTGGTTGTGCTATGTACGCTTGGGCTGCTTGGACTAGGAAAAGTTTTGGAATGCTGGCTAACTATGTCTTGTTAACTACAATTGATACCGTTGGACTGTTGAGAATGTTATGATTATTGATGAACGCAACTTGGATGAGAAAGCTTTATACAATAATCCAATTTACTTATTGACAGGTGATTTTGAAACGGCTAAGTTTTATAGTTGTCTTGCATCTGCCTGTTGTAAATTTGGTTACTTTGTAGAGAAAGCAATCAAAGAACATTTTGTATATACATACATCAAACAAACAGAAATAGGTGTTACAAATACAGGAAAGTTTCTGTTACAGAAACCTAAGTTTGGTGCAGAAGTGCCAGATTATGTGTTGGTTGATGAAGATACAAAAACAATTTATGTTTATGAATTGAAGATTAATCTCAGAAACATGGACTCAAAGAAGGCACATGGAGAGAAAGCCAAATATCAAAGATTGAAATTACATTTAGAAGAAATACATTCAGAATATGAAACTAAAATCTTTGTTGTCAATTTTCTAGGTGCATCTGGTAGGAATGTTAGTTTGTATGAAGGACTAGACTACCTGAAGATAGTATCAGGTGAACAGTTCTGTGAGATGATGGATGTATCTTTCGCTGTGGTTATGGATAAAATACATTCCTCACGAAGTGAAAATCAACAGTTTTTATTAGACTATAAACAGAAGAAATTGGAAGAAGTCAAACAACTACAATTTCAACAACAAAATACATTGGTGCAATTTTATGAACCCATTTGACTATGTAAACCAGATTTTGTATGGCAAGAAGAACCTGATTGTCGATGAGGTCACGGAAAAGTCATATACTCCCTTTCTCGTTAACCGGTCACTATCCTATCACAAAGACTGTATCGGATATGCCAATGAGGTCAACCAACGCCATCACCTGGACAAAAAGTTGCAATATGATTTTTTACTAAATACGATTAGGTCACAAAAACGACCTTTTGCAAAGTGGGTTAAGTCTGAAAAAAGTGAAGATATAGAATGTATTAAGACCATCTATGGTTTTTCAGACACCAAAGCTCGTGAAGCTCTACGCCTACTTAGTAATGAACAAATCCAACAATTAAAAGAACAAACCGATACAGGTGGATTAAGGAAATGATATGGTTGATTTGGCCAAGTTTGTTGAGGTCACACTCAATGAACAGGACGATTTTTTGAAGGTAAGAGAAACACTTACCCGAATTGGTGTATCATCTCGCAAAGAAAAGGTCCTGTACCAATCATGTCATATATTGCACAAGCAAGGACATTACTATTTGGTACATTTTAAAGAACTGTTTGCGTTAGATGGTAAGCCAACAAATATCTCTGAGAATGATGTTCAGAGAAGAAATGCAATTGCAAAATTATTGGAAGAATGGGGTCTTGTTAAGATTTTAAATCAAAAGGTAATTGGTGAAGACGTTGCACCATTACATCAAATTAAGATTATTGCTTTCAAAGAAAAAGATGAATGGGAATTGGTACCGAAATATAATATCGGTAAAAAACCAAACGAAAATTTAAACTACTGATATAAATAGGATTGTCCATGAGGACAAAGCCAACGCCTTAGGGGTTGGTTATTTCTGTAACTCGCTTAATAGGAGAACTATATGACACTAGGACATATTTCATTTGGTCCATTACATCATACGACACTTGGCTTCGAACGCCTGTTTAACGACATGGAAAAAATGTTAGACAGTAATATTTCGAAAACGGTGTCAACATTTCCACCTCACAACATTCTTAAACTAGATGACAATCGCTACATGGTAGAATTGGCAGTTGCTGGTTTTTCAAAGAATGAAATTGATATTACCATAGAAGATGGTAGTTTGATTATTAAAGGTGAGAAAGAAGAAAAAGAAACCGATGTTCAATATTTACACAAAGGTATTGGCACTCGTTCTTTCACCAAAACACTCCGTATCGCCGATACTGTTGAAGTTAGAGGTGCGGAATTTGCTGATGGTATTCTTAAAATTGGTTTAGAGAATATTGTTCCTGACCATAAGAAACCACGCAAGGTCGAAATCGGCAAACAAATTAAGTTTGCTCAACCTGAACTACTAACAGAGTAGTTTGCCTGAAAGGTGCGGTTGTTTGCCGCACCTTCTCAAAATTTGTGTTATAATTGTTGCATCTTAACAGAAAATTATATTATGAGAATAGCACTTGCCTCTGACATTCACCTAGAATTTGCAGATATCAATTTGCAGAACACAGAAAATGCCGATGTATTAATACTCGGTGGAGATATCTGTGTAGCTGCTGACCTTGGTCGACCAGACCCTCATGGTTTCTTAGAAGGCGCAAAAAGTAATCGTATTGCCGATTTCTTCAAGCGTTGTTCATTCCAATTCCCTCATGTAGTGTATATCATGGGTAATCACGAACACTATCATGGTGATTTTGCCACAAGTGGAAACAAACTCAAATCAATGTTAGAATCTAATATGTTGAGCAATGTGTATTTGCTTGACAAAGAATCTAAAGTGATTGATGATGTAACATTCATTGGTGGTACATTATGGACTGATATGAACAAAGAGGATGAAATGACTCTACTGCATATTCGTGGAATGATGAATGACTTCCGTTGTGTATCAAATTCTAATCGTATGATTGAACGTAAAGTTCCACTATACGAAGAAAATCCAAATTTCACACCTGATGGTAAGAATGGTAGTCGATATCTTACCAAAGAATCTGGTGGTTACATTGAGATTGGACACAAAAGAGTTTCACAGCCTTCTACATTTTGTCCCGAAGATGCAGTTGTTGACCATAGACAAATGCTTGGTTATATTCAAACTGTTATTGAAGGTAAGTTTGACCAAAAGTTTGTTGTTGTTGGCCATCATGCACCAAGTAAATCATCTACTCATCCTCGTTATGCAAAGGAAGAATTGATGAATGGTGGTTACAGTTCTTCATTGGATGAATACATCATGGATCATCCACAAATTAAATTGTGGACTCATGGCCATACACATGAAGACTTTGATTACATGGTTGGTTCTACCCGTGTCGTTTGTAATCCCCGTGGTTACGATGGTTACGAAGATAGAGCTGACCATTTTAAACTTAAATACATAGAAGTTTGATATGAGTGAGTATTCTCCAGACAAATGGTTAGTTATTAAAATCATTGGTCGACCTTCTGAAAAACCAGTTTATAAAATTTTTGGTTGTTGGTATGGAGGTTATCTCGGCTCAGATTCTTGGCAACTGAATTCTGGTATAACCTCCGTATCTGAAAATACCGATTACTATTTTTTTGAAGGTAGTAGTGGTTCAACATATTCATGTCGCAAAGGTTCTTATGGTGCCAATGGATATGGTTATGGTGTTCTTGAAGATATGATTGAGAAAGCGGAAGCAAACGATATCACAATTGAAATGTTAACTGAAGAAACAAAATGGATGGAATTAAATTATGAAAACTAATAGCAACTTTAAACTCAGCAAACAAACAAAACGATTCATGGCTACCATAATTGATGATAATGAACGAAATATCTACAAAAGATTGATGATTAATGCTCAATTAGAATCTCTAAAACCACCACCATCACATAAAGAAAAACGTAGTGAAAAGTAAATTCATAGAAGTTTATATGAAAGTGGCGGAGACATTTGCAGAATTGTCTTCTGCCAAAAGACTTCATGTTGGTGCTATTGTAGTCAAAGATGATAGAATCATTTCAATTGGTTACAATGGTATGCCTTCAGGTTGGGATAACAACTGTGAAGATAAAGAATACATGAGTAGTGATGCCGGAGGTTGGTTGGATCCCAATGAAATTGAGGAACAATGGCCAAATCAAGAACAACAATTACCAAAAGAAGATAATCGTTGGCTTCGTTATAGATTAAAAACAAAACCAGAGGTGCTTCATGCTGAAACAAATGCGATTGCGAAACTTGCTAAATCTACCGAATCTGGTTTGGGTGCTACTATGTTTATTACCCATGCTCCATGTTTGGACTGTGCCAAACTTATCTACCAAAGTGGTATTGGGAGTGTTCTATATCGGAACACTTATAGGGATACTAGTGGCATCACGTTTCTTGAAAAATCAGGAGTAACAATTGAAAAAATATAGTGCAGAGGTTGTTGAGATTTGCGAGAATGGTGACGCAATATTACAATTCTCGGATGAAATGATTGAAGACCTTGCTTGGAAACCTGGTGATGTACTAAGTATAACCATGGTAGATGGTGCAGTACATTTGAAAAATATTACCAAAGAGGAAAAAACTATGGTTAAAAAGAGAAATAAAATTGTTCTCTATGAACAAGCACCTTACATACAAGGTTATAATTCAGCAATAGCTGAAGAAGAATTTTACAATCCATATGGTGATGTGGAAAATGCAGAAGCAGATGCAGAAGATTATGCTCGTGGTTATGAAAACGGATTAGAGGTGGAATGATATGTTAGTATTGCCTGATAATATGATAGGTAGACCCATTGGTTTCACCTGTTCAACTTTTGATTTACTTCATGCTGGTCACATTTTGATGCTGGCTGAATGTAAAACTATTTGCGATTATTTAATTGTTGCTGTTCAAAGTGATCCAACTATTGACCGACCAGATGTTAAAAACAAACCTGTTCAATCAATCGTTGAACGATATGTTCAATTATCTGCTGTCAAGTTTATTGATGAGATTATTGTTTATGATACAGAGAAAGACCTTGAAGACTTGTTAATGTTCTTGCCTATTAATGTTCGTATTATTGGTGAAGAATACAAAGACAAAGAGTTTACAGGTAAACAAATCTGTGAAGACCGTGGTGTCAAAATTTGGTTTAACTCTCGCAATCATAGATTCAGTTCTTCCGAATTACGCAAGAGAACTTATCAATCAGAATTAAATAAGGTTAACAAATGACCAAAGTTTTTACTGATGTTCAGATGTTTATGTTGGCCTCAGGCCAAACATTAAACGTGGAGAATGAAACACAAGCCTTATTATATAAAAAATTGATTGATGAGGAATACCAAGAATTTCTTGAAGCATATTACAAAGGCGATGATGTTGAAACATTGGATGCTTGCTTCGATATGATTTGGGTGATTGTTGGTTATATGCTATCAAAAGGTTATGATGTTGAAGGTGCATGGGATGAAGGTGCAAGAAGTAACCTTGCCAAGATTGATACTGTAACAGGCAAAGTTATCAAACGTAATGACGGCAAAATTCTCAAGCCTGAAGGTTGGAAGAAACCAGATTTCAGCAAGTTTGCCTGTAAAAATGTTGCCATCGATAACAAACTTTGATATAATACCATTTAATTTAACTATGAAAGAGAATATGAATATTCGTGAACTCGCTAAAAAGTTGGCAGTTGAGTATAAACTTCCTAGAGCGGATAGGTATGACCTCTATCTGCGGGAGATTGATAATAAGGTGGAGGTTCTTGGTTGGGTTCAAGACCCATCACAAAACATGAACGACTTCCGTGGTCGTG